TAAACACTACAGAGCTTAACCCAATAGACAAACTGATGGACAGACTTGGTTATACAAAAGTCGTAACTTCGTTTGAAAAGGAATTATAACTATGCCATCAACCGTAGGATTTTACCTTTTAACCCAAGTAGGCGCAACAGCTCTTGCTGCATCAGCTACAGCAACATATTTAGTTGGTTTAGCTGTTACATCTATTGTAACTGAGGCACTCATTGGTGCCTTTTCACCTAAGCCAGCTAAACAAGCAGCTAGAGGGTATGAAACTAACGTCTTAGGTGCAGCCCTAGACCACACAATTATCTATGGTAAAACTAAAGTTGGTGGTGTCGTTGTATATAACGAAGCTACAGGCACAGACAATAAGTTCCTTCACCGTGTCATCGCTGTTGCTGGTCACGAGGTTGAATCCTTTGAGCGTATCTATATTGATGACGCTTACATTGACTTTAGTGACCTTGGTACATCAGGTAACGTACCAACTGTAGTTGACCCTGACGGTACTACCTCTGATCGTTACAACGACAAACTACGCATCCAAGTTGCTTATGGAACACCTACTCAAGCAGCTAACAGTGCTCTTGTAACAGCCTCTGATGGTAAGTGGACAAATACTCATAAGCTCAGTGGTATTGCCTATATCTATGTACGTCTTGCTTTTGATGCTGATGTATATCCTAATGGTATCCCTACGTTTACCGCAGTGGTAAAAGGTAAGAAGGTATTTGACCCTCGTACAAACACAACTGGTTGGTCTGATAATCCTGCCTTGTGTGTACGAGACTACTTGACAAACACAGGCTATGGTCTTGGTGAAGTTACAGATAACATTGATGATGGCCTTGTAATGGCCGCTGCTGATGTTTGTGATGAGATTGTATTCAGTCAAGCACGATACACTACAAATGGGTCGTTCACTACAGGTGCAACACCCTACGACCTTTTGTCCACTATTCTAACCTCTATGGGGGGTTCTTTGTGGTACGCACAAGGTAAGTGGCGTCTGAAACCTGCATACTGGACTACTCCAGTTATGTTCTTGGATGAGGATGATCTTCGTTCCAGCATTGGTGTTAGTACACGACACTCTCGTCGTGATAACTTTAACGTAATTAAAGGTAAGTTTTCGGGGCCAGATACTAATTGGCAGATGGTTGACTACAAGGAAGTTAAGAATGAATCTGCCGCAGGTACTTTTGTAGTCGGACTTCCGTACTCAATTTCAGAAGTTGGTACAACAAACTTTGTTGCCATTGGTGCGTCCTCTAACACTGTTGGTGAAGTCTTTGTTGCTACTGGTGCAGGTACTGGTACTGGTGTTGCTGACCTTAATCTTGGTGTAGACAATGGTCTGGCTTCTGTTGCTGATGTAGACCTCCCGTTTACCGACAACATGAAAGAAGCTCGTCGTTTAGGTCGTATTACCTTAGAGCGTAACCGTCAACAGCTTACTGTCCAAGCCAGCTTTGGTCTTAAGACACTTGGTCTACAGGTTGGGGATAACGTCTATATTACCAACTCTCGTTTTGGATGGGTTAACAAATCTTTTGAGGTTTTGTCGTGGTCCTTTGGGCTTGCGGATGACCTTGACCTGCAAACTAATATGACCTTGCGTGAGACTGCTGAAGCAGCCTTTGATGAGGTTGATGATGCTGCAATCTATGAGATCGACAATACAAACCTTCCATCACCTTTCTTTGTCCCTGTACCAAGCCTTGATGCTGCTGTAATTACAACAACAATAAATGAGGATGGGACAGCAGTTCCAGCCATTGACTTCTCTTGGGGTGTATCTAACAGCGAAGTAGTTGACTACTACGATTTCCAATGGAAACTGACTGGTGCTTCAAACTACAGTTCTATTGCCACAGAAGAGCCACGGTTTACACTTGCACCAGCCTTAAGTAATGCGGCTTATGATTATCGGGTAAGGGCTGTTAACACACTTGGCATTAAATCAGCTTTTGCTTCTAGTGTCTCTCCAGCCGTTACAGGTAACGACACGACAATACCAGATGCACCTACAGGTCTAGTTGCCGCAGCGGGTTATGGGGCTGTTACAGTTACTTGGAATAGGCCCACAACAAACGTAGGTGGCTCTGCATTAAAAGACTTGTTTGTGTATGAGATTTACCGTGATACATCTTCTAATCCAACTGTAAAGGTTGGTCGTGTTGCTGGTGAGATATTCACAGACGGAGGCTTGTCTGATAACACAACATACTATTACCGTGTTAAGGCAGTTGACTTTACAGGTAACCTAAGCTCATACTCTAACCAAGATGATGCAACAACTAACCCGACGCTTCAAGATGGGGCTTCTGTACTTGTTGTATATGCGGATGATGCTATTGGCACTAACCAGAGCTTGTCTGCTGGTAGTAGGCAATACATTCAGTATTATGAGTATGTGGGTACTGCACCAAGTCTGCCTGTCTCTGGCACTTTTGTTAAGTTTATTGGTGCTGATGGTCAATCCGTCTGGCCTATTTATGCTACAAGTGCAGCAGGGGCAAACCAATCTTTTAGCCCTACAGGTAAAGACTTTGTAACCTTCTACGAGAGCCTTACTCAACCCACACTACCAGTCTCAGGGCAGACTTTTGTTCCTTATGTCGGTGCAGATGGTGCAGATGGTGCAGATGGTGCAGATGGTGCAGATGGTGCAAGGGGTGCTGGTCGTTGGAACATTGGTGTAACTACACTTCCAACAACTAGCTCTGGGGCTAACACTGCCTTTGTTGCAGCTATTGGTAGTCCAGTAGATAAGGATCAGGCATGGTTTTATACAGGTACACAATCAGCCCCTACCTCACAAAGTGTCTGGATATACAATCTCTCCACAACATCGTGGGTAGAACAGACTGAAGTAATTGATGGTAACCTTCTTGTAACGGGAACTGTAACTGCTAATGCCATTGATGCAGATGCAATTACAGGTAAGAACGTCACTGTTGGTAATCTTACAAGCACTACCGTACCAACAGGTACTCAAAAAGGCGCTCGTATTCAATCAGACGGGACGTTGTTTGTTGGAAACAAAGAAGAATACCTGCGTTGGAATGGTTCTGTCTTATCTATTAAAGGTGACATCTCTAACCTTGGAGATTTCAACAAAAGCCCATACAGCGGTGGTTGGTCATCTTATGCAGCGAGCATTACGCTGAATAGTAAATTTAATCAACTCGGCGGTGCTGGGCTTTATAGGGTATTTATGGCAGGCGCAGGAGGCTCTGGGTCCGCTCAAGGAGCAGGCGGTGGCTCTGGTGCAGGGGCATACTTCACCTTTAATTGGAACGGGACAGACACACTTCTGTTCACCGCTGGTAGCGGCGGTGCTGGTGTTGCTGCTCAGACCAACCCGGGCGAACCGTTAATCCGCACTAACGGAAATACTGGTGGAGCATCGACGTTTAAGGTGAACGGCACAACAAAAGTGACCTGTAATGGTGGCGCTGGTGCTACTTCTGCTACCGTCGGTGGCTCTGGTGGCTCAACTCCTAGCGCACCAGCCGACAGCAAGTTCACCGATTTTACTGGCATCTCTGGAGGTAGAGGTGGAAACGCAACGGGAGCTGGTGGTGGTGGCCTCGGAGCGTTTACAGTAACGGCTACAAACGGAGGTGATAAATACGCCAGCGCTGGTGGCGATCCATTCGGTTCAGGCGGTCTGGGCGCAACTTCTGGCGGTGAAAGGGCTGGCGGCCCCGCAACCCCTGAAGACAGTAACGGGTATAATTTAAGCACGGGTATTCCAAGGTTTGGATCATCCGCTGGTTATTTTAGTGGCACAAGCGGAAGCGTTTCAACTAGCCGTGATAGTACAGGCTTCCTTGGTGGCTGTGGGGTAGCTGGCGAGGGGGCGTCTGTTCTATCAAGCAACGGTGGTCTTTTGGCTGGTAGTGGAGGGGCTACAGTGGCTACCTATTCCCCACGAAGTGGCGATGGCGGACCAGCGGGGGGCAGCGGTGGGGCTTATATGTCTTCAGCTTCTGGCAGCGTTTCCTACACAGGCAATGGCGGCTCTGGCATCATATTCTTCAAAAAGCTATAAGGAGTTAGCGACATGACAAACTATTACAAAATGTTGGACTCTGATGGCAAAGAACTTGGCCGCTGGGTTGGTTTCGCCGAAGAAAACACGCACAGGATGGGTGAGGAGGTCAACGGCGATACAGTCACAGAAATCATTGATGATACTTTTGAGCCTGATCTTGCTGCGGAATTTCGACAGCAACGCAACGAATTGCTAGCAGCATCAGACTGGACACAGGTCGCCGATGCACCTGTCGATCAACAGGCTTGGGCGACTTACCGTCAAGAACTAAGGGATGTCACAAGTCAAGAAACCTTTTCCTTTGAGGTAACTTGGCCTGTGGCACCTGAATGAAAAAGGGGAACACAATGTCATATAAACTAGGAACACGTAGCCTACAGAACCTATCAGGAGTACACCCTGATCTTGTTGCTGTCGTTAAACTAGCCATCAGTATCACTGAACAAGACTTCACTGTGATCGAAGGTATCCGTAACATTAACCGTCAACGTGAGCTTGTTAAAGCTGGTAAGTCAACTACCATGAACTCACGACACATTACAGGCCATGCAGTTGATATGGTTCCTTGGCCTGTAGACTGGAATGATCTTGAACG